GCTGGTATCGGAGAAATTGCTGCAAAAATTGTAATTGGACGAAAAAACAAATGGGGTTGGATGCTACATATTATTAGCGGAATTTTATGGACAATAATTGCATTACAGACCAAAATCTATGGACTTTTGATAATTACTATTCCGGCATTTTTTGTTAATGTATATAACTTTTGGAAGTGGAGTAAGAAAAAATGAATCTAAACAAAACGTGGAAATTGTGTTTGAGTATGTGGAGATGGATAGCGGAAGAACGCAGGAAGGGTAATACTCTTAATGTTGAGATGTTAAAAGCAAAATGGCTACGAAAACACGGCTTCGCAAAAGATTCAATATTCAACGATTGTTTCTTCTGCCAATATTCTGAGACACACGATGCACGTGTTGAAGGAGACTGTGCCGGTTGTACTACTTGTCCTGGTACAAGAGTAGACCGAACATTTGATTGTCAGGATCAGGATAATGGCTATCATTTTTACCGTGAACCTATTGCTTTCTACAATAAACTACGTGCATTAAATAGAAAAAGGACGGCTAAGAAATGAGTGATAAAGAAATTCGTCAATTTGATGGTGGAGCCACAAGAGATACTGATATTGGCAAAGTCGACTATGAGGGGTTTCTATCTCCGTTAATTCTAAAACGATACGCCGAGTATCTTAACAAACATCGAGTTCAATCAGACGGTAATTTACGAGACTCTGATAACTGGCAGAGTTTATTTGGTGAAAAACACTTCGATATTTGTATAAAATCTACATTTAGGCACTTTATGGATTGGTGGTTGGAACACCGAAAATGTGGTAAAAGTGAAAATGGAATAGAAGATGCCATTTGTGCAGTTATGTTTAATGCTCAGGCTTATTTACTCAAGATATTAAGGGACAAAGAACAACCAGGTGATGACTATGTTATTGAAGAATTTTATGGTTTTTATTTCATATACAGTCTGGCAAATGGTTATCTTTGGAGAGATTTAAGATTTCATGTCCATATTGGTTATGGTCAAGGGGACAATGGCTATTTTTCAACAAAAGAGGAAGCCGAAGAATGCTTACAAAATTATTTAAGAAGAACTCATCCCATTCATCCCGCCAAAAATAAAATAGACCATATAATCGGAGATTAAATTTTGAGATTTTATGTCTCACATTCGATCCGGGGCAAATATGGCAAGAACGCCACACATACCCAGATGAAAGCTAACTGTGACGCTATAATAGTATTAGTTAAGCAACTCCGAGAAGCGATTACTCCATCTGTTGAATTCTATATACCAGCAGAACATGAGGAGTTCGTTAGTCGTGCCTATCGTTCAGGTTACTTAACAGAGAAACAAGTTCTTGATGTTGATTGCCAGATTATCAGTGATACCTGCGATGCTGTGATTGTTTATGTACCAGAAGGAGATGAGCTTCAAGGCGGTCGTAAAATAGAATATGATTATGCTTTTGAACACGGTATTCCTTTATGTATATTTGACAGAATAGAGTATATAATTAGCTGGATAACTCATTTAATTTTGAGGACTTAGGAAATGAGCCGACTTTTATGTATAGGTGATATTCACGAACCAGTATCCCGTAAAGGCTACATGCAATTCTGTAGGGACCTCTATGAAGAATGGGACTGCGATACAGTTGTTTTTATTGGTGATATTGTAGACTGGTCAGCTATTAGTTTTCATTTAGCTAATCCCGAAGGACCGGGGCCAAATGATGAATTTAAATTGGCATTTGCTAAAATCCAGAAATGGTATAGGGCATTTCCAAAAGCAACAGTAATAATCGGAAATCATGATGCCCGGCCAAGACGTGTAGCTGAATCAGTAAAAATACCAGCAAAATTTATTCGTAATTACGCTGATATGTGGGAAACACCAAAATGGAACTGGATTCAGTCTATTATTATAGATAATGTATTTTATTGTCATGGTCACGGTAAAGGTGGCGGCAATACTCCGGCCTGGAATTTATCAAAGAAAATGGGTATGTCAGTTTGTCTCGGTCACTATCATAGTCGTGGTGGTATTCAATGGTCAGCTAATCCCTTGCGTAGATGGTTCGGTATGGACGTGGGCTGTGGCATAGACGATGCTGCTTATGCTTTTGCATACGCCAAAGAGCAAATAACACGTTCAATACTTAGTGCTGGTATTATTCTTGATGGTACACCTTATCATGAAGTAATGGCAATAGGTCGTGGGGAGAAATATCACGATTCGAGGTTTTAGAAATGAAATTATATAAATTTAATGACAGAATTTGTTCTTTTGATTTATGGCACTGGGCTTTTCCTATTGCAATAGAAATTGGCCGGTATTATCCTGTTCATTTTGACGCTAAAGAAAATGAAATACTCGGTAACAAACTAAGTTCCGTATCATTTGAATTATCAATACTGTGTTTCCATATAGAAATTTGGCTGAAAACGGAAAATGACACATAAACCAAGTAATATAGCCCGGCATAAAATAGATAAACAGGCCCGACACGCCCGCAGAGCAGCCCGGAGACGAATGTACAAGGGTCTTAAAGAGGATCCACGCAGCGGATTTAAAATGGCAAGGACAAAACATAAATGAGCGACTTCATTGGCAAAACTGACAAGTATAGACCTTATAGCACAACCAGAGAGGAGCGTGATCTCCGTGATGCTCTTGCGTATGGTAAGATTACGTTTGCTCAGTTTGAAATCAAGTATAAAAAACTCTTGAAACAAGAAAAAATTAAACGTAATGGGAGAGTAGTAAAATGACTAAACGAGAAGCCCTACAAAAAATCGAAGAACTAAAACAATTTGTTGTTGATCTGGAATCAAAAGAACAATTAGGTCATGGTGATTTAATAAGACCCATTTTTACTACGGAAGAAAGAATTGTTATTAAGAAACCACGTCTACTTCAACATGATTTAAAATATGATTATTTGCTTGTTGATAGATTTGGGGTGGTAGTAAACAGTTTCACTAATATGTCAGATATGGAAACAAAATACACTAAAATAAGGAATATATTCGATGGCAAATAAACCCAGAATTGAGAACGCAGAATTCCTAATGCTGAAACAGGAACTTACCAAACGCTTCACGGAATTGCTATACGTACTTCCAAAATTTAGTAGAAACGAGCACTTTCGCCAGACTGTGCAGCGATTCCGCACTTGTGTTCAGCTTAATGAAGCTGAGGGTGAGTCCCGGTTACCATTTAATAGTGATGATTTTCGATCACACAAACAGAATAGAGATGTCTGCGTGTTGTGTGTATTATCACGCACTATTAAATTCTTTTGGCAATTTTGTGACCATGAAGATCTTGATATGGGTAGATGTGTTGGAGAATGGCTACAAGATCTCGAAGAATATGCTAAATTCGGTCCGAAACAATTTAAGATCGTGGGTGAGAAATACCCTGGATATACATTAAAGAGGATATAAAATGCCGTATATTAAACCAATACAACGTGCACGATTTGATGAGAGAATTGCTGCATTAGCTATCAGAATAAATACTGAAGGTGAATTAAATTATGCCATCACGAAGTTAGTACACACTTGGCTTGCAGAATGTGACCTAAATTATGCTCGCCTTAACGCTGCTATTGGCGTGCTCGAAGCAGCAAAATTAGAACTGTACCGTCAGGTAGTTGGAAAATACGAGGATGTTAAACAAGATGAAAATGGTCCAGTTAGTGAGTTAGATGTATGAAAGTATATAAATATGAAATAATCTGGTATAGTTTAAGTTGCTGGCGGCAATTTGAATACAATAAAGATGGACATTGTGTCTATCTTGGCCCCATAACTATTTATCTATATCGTAGAGATAGATGACCTATCAGGAAATACTTAAATCCGTTGGCTATCCAGAAGAAGTCCTGATTATAGACTTCGAGACATATTTCGACTCCGATTACAACTTATCGAAAATGTCCACGATAGAATATATCTGTGATCCAAGATTTGAGTTTACTGGATTGGGAGTTGCCGCAGAACCAGAATTTGAACCACAATTTTTAATACCAAATGAGATCAGGAGTTATTGTGATTCAGTAGATTGGGGTATTGTAACAGTTGTAGCCAAGAACTGCAAGTTCGACATAACCATTTTAACTGTGAAGTTCGGGATAATCCCACCCTTCATTATCGACATTGATGATCTCCTTCGCCATTACGATGCTCGGATGAGTCACAAAATGAAAGATGTAGCTCCGATGTTCGGGCTACAGCCAAAAGGTGATACTAATCAATTTAAAGGATTACATTATGAGGAAATGGATAAGGACACAAAGAGTAATCTTCGAGCGTACAGTACCACTGATGTGGAAATTGAAACAGCTTTATTCAAGATTCTTTTGCCTAAAATCACAAATCCAACTGTGGAGTTACCAGTTGCTCGACATACTCTTGACTTATATCTACGACCCTGTATACAGTTTGATATGCCGGGTGCATATTTACTTGCAGGGCAGATGCAAGAGGAACTCCAAAAAATAATAGAAGTAACCGGGCATGATAAAAAAGAATTAAGCGGAAGCCTATCCTTTGTAGAATTTCTCCAAAATACTTTACCAGAAGGCGAAGTAATCCCGGTTAAAGCGGGTAAACCAGGTAAAAATATGACAAAACTACTTGGCTCACCTGGGGTTATCCCTGCTTTTGCCAAAGACGATACTGGCTTTCAGGAATTATTGGTTCACCCTGATTTAAACGTCAGAAACCTGTGCGTGGCTCGACAAGCTGTTAAATCCTGGCCGTTACACATAAAGCGGATATTTAATATGGCAAATCAAGCCAGAACATGTGGCGGTTTGCTTAGAATACTTTTGAATTATTATGCTGCTCACACAGGCCGTTGGGGCGGCGGCGGTGGAATCAACCCACAAAATTTAGGTGGTCGTGGCCGGGGTGGACAGGGAACACATCCATTAATAGCTGCAATGCGAAATTTGCTTTGTGCTCCAGATGGTAGTATTTTGGGTATAGCTGATTCAGCACAAATAGAAGCAAGAATATTGGGTTGGTTTGCAGATCAGGCTGATCTAATTCAAGATTTTGCTACTGGTAAAAGTCCATATTGTACACTTGCTACTGAAATATTTAAAACAAAAATTTGGAAACCTTCTGATAAGGAAAAAGAAACGCCAGAAGGTAAAATAATAGCTATTAAATATGGTTTTGGAAAAGATGGTATTCTTGGATTAGGATATGGTATGGGGACAAATAAATTTTATAGTAACTGCATTGTTAATCCTGATCTTCGTCCTTTTTTTAACAGTGGTGAATATGGTTGGGATTTTATTAATCGGCTTGTTAAAACTTATCGCACTATGTATAAAAAAATTCCTCAGTTTTGGCAGGATGTTGAAAAAGCGTTTAAGTGGGTGATTAAATACCCGCACGAAACAGCACAGGTATCACGGACATATGATGAAGATGGCAACGCTGCCGGGATGCGGTTGATGTTCTTCAACGATAAAGGCACAGTTCACATTCGACTTCCATCAGGGCGAGAACTCACTTATCGTCACTGTGCTCTGAAACACACAACTAAAGGATCACAGATCCGATGGCATTGGGGACATCTCTGGGGTGGCAGTATTACAGAGAACATCGTCCAGGCTGTAGCCAGGGATTTACTCGCATACTGGATCCTGGAAATGGATAAAGCTGGTCTGAATATAGTGTTGCACTCACACGATGAAATAATCTGTATGTTTATAAAAAAGGATCCATTTTTACAGGTAATGCTCAATATAATGCGTCATGGTCCAGATTGGGCTACTGGCCTACCGTTAGATGCTGAAGGAGTGCTCACAGATGTCTATACGAAATAAAGGAGATAAAATGGATAAATATGGTGACAATGCACATGATGATAAAGAATACGCCTTAAAACAACTAATTATTTTAGAGCAAGATTTATCTAATATGGTCTTAGCAGTAGACCGCAAACTTTATGATATTAAAAAAGTAATCTGTGGTTTAACTAAAGGCCACAACTGGCAATTATATGAATTTACTGACAATATTTACCCCTTTGCTAAACCACCCGGAGTTTATAAATTTAAATGCACTGATTGTGGAGAAATAATAATACTTAAAGCTTGTGAAAAAGAAAAATGGGGTAAATATTTTAATGTCTACACCAAATAAACAATACCAATGTGCATCAACCAGAGGACAATGCTCTGGTATTTGCCGGGCAGCTAACTTATTCCGAGACCGGAAACACCTGAAGATTTGCCCGTCTGCGTTTCTTAAAGACCGGAAACCGGAGAATATGAATAAGATTTTTGATAAGCTCTCTAAGAAAGGAAAAAAGCATGCAGAGTAATCAATCGCTCGAATTAACAGAAAGCGAAGAAATACTTGCCAGAGCACAATTTTGTCATCTTATGTATGATAAATGTAATGGGATCTTAATTTATACAGGTGAAATTCTTTCAGAATTAGATACCAATACCTATGAATTTGCTTTTAACTGCAAAAAATGTAATAGACATGTTTTTCTAATATGAAACACCGAACCCGTAAACAACAATTCGCTGATTATGCTGATGCTATCAAAGCAATGAAAGAAGGTAAACCAGTGAAACGAAGCAGAGCTAAAGATGGTAGCGTTCCTACACATCCGATTATACCCGTACCCAATTATAAAGAAAAAGATGTACTTATATTGTGCAAAGATTGGCTTAGAAAACATCATATACTTGCTAATCGCAATAATGTCGGTGCTGGTGCAATGGGTGAGAGCGGTTATTATTCTTATGGTATAAGAAACGCTGGTGATCTCATTGGCTTGCTCCCGAATGGTAGACACTTTGAAATCGAATGTAAAGTTGGTAATGGTGGTCGCCTAAGTCTGGGCCAACAAAAACGCATGCGAGATATTCGAGCTAATAATGGTTTATATTTTGTGATACACGGAGTTGAGGAACTTGAATACTATTTTAAGGATCTGATATGAAAAAACAATGGAAATTATCGGCGTCATTTTTCGGCGCATTTAAAGCATGTGCAATGCGATGTTATCTTAAATACGTTCTTGGATTAATCCCTGTAGAGGATACCGATGCACAACGACAGGGAACTCGATGGCACAAATGCCTGGAAATTATGGGAATGAAACCAGGGACAGAATGTCCTGATTATGCTTGTGGTAGACGTGATCCAGAATGTTTATTATGTGATGGTTCTGGTACTTTACCAGTAGAAATGATGGATGCCGTAATTCGTTACCTCAACAAGGTTTACGAAGTTGTACCACTATCGAAAACCAGGGAAGAATGGCTCACAGAACGTGCAATTTTGCTCTACAGTTTGTGCGGTTACAACTGGCGATATGCCGGTGATGATTTTGAAGTGGTTGCTGAAGAAATTCAATTCTCACTTTCGGTATTAAACCCTGCAACTGGCCGGGCATTACCCCGTGTTACTCTTGATGGTAAAATAGATAAAATTGTACGAAGCCCTAACGGAATATACTACATAGATGAACACAAATCAACCAGTAAATCAGTAGACTCTGATTCGACATTCTGGAGTCACCTTAATCTCGATACACAGACTAAGTTATACCCCTACGCTGCACAGCGATTACAGCTTGCTGGAAAACTGGAAAAATATGGTATTAAGCCAACTGATTCTTTGATCAGGGGTGTCCGGTATGATGTGTGGCACAAACCAGGAATCAATCCGAAAAAGCTCACCCAAGCCGAAAGTAAGAAGTTCGTAGAAACTGGTGAGTATATGGGTGAGAAGTTCAGGGTTGATGTCCGCAATTTACCTGTGATTGTTATAAATGAAGAACCGGCAGAAGTTATTCCAGGAGCCAAAGAAGGAATCTTTTCAGTACGAGAAACTCCAGAAATGTTTGGTACTCGGCTATTAACGGACATCGCAGAACGCCCTGATTTTTATTTTGCCGGACGAGAAATTTCCAGAACAGCAAAAGAATTAAAGACATTTGAATATGAGATTTACAATATCTATCAGACAATTAAATTTATGAATAAGAATGGTAGGTGGTGGACCAATGACCAACAATGTGAGGCCACATTCAGGTGTCCCTATATTCCAATTTGTTACAATATGATAGATGTAAGTGATGGTACTATACCAGATGGATTCAAATTAACTAAATGGAAGGAACGGGAAAATGAAACCACCAAATCAGTTTGAATTAGCCTACGCAGCCGATGTGCTTAGGCGATTGGAAGAATATATTGGTGTGCATCAAGGAATTCATAAATATGATCTCTATCTACTAAGTGGTGCTGCCGATACGATAGATGAATTTATCGAAAATGAAAAATTGTGTTTTTTCAAGGAGATACCAAATGGCAATACAGAAACCGAAAAAACGTCCCCCGGCCCCGACAGTGAAACAGACTTCAACTCCTCAGAGTACATCCCAGGTGGCTAAAAAATTCAAAGTAGAAACCTGGGACACTACCGGAGAGGGTAAGAGTATAGCCCTTTACGGAGATACTGGTATTGGTAAGTCCTCATTAGCTTTTCTCGCTCCGAAGCCTGTGTGGTTGGGTTTGGATGAAGGTGCCGGTGAATTACGTCACCCTATTACTGGTGAAAAACCACAACGAATACCCGACATCAAAACTTTCTCTGATGTGCGGGAAGCATTACAGGATGTTAGTCTGTTTGATCCTTATGAAACAGTAGTTATAGATACAGTGACAATCCTTCAGGACTGGGCCGAGCCACACGTGGTTACGACTATCCCCACTGAAAAAGGTGCAAAGGTTAAGAATCTGATAGGTTACGGATACAACAAAGGCTATAAGCACCTGTATAATGTGATGAAAGGCCCACTACAGGATTGTGATGAGCTTATTAGACGTGGCAAAAATGTAATTCTTATTGCTCAAGCAGGATTGCATAATGTTCCCAATCCTGGTGGTGAGGATTATCTTCGTGCAGGACTCCGACTTCATGTGGATAAGACCTGGAATATTGAAGCTCTGTATTGTGAATGGGCTGATTACATTCTCCGTGTCGATTATTTCAACACCTTTATCAAGGATAAACGGGTTAGTGGCAGCACAGACCGGGCTGTTTTTGTACAACCAGAGCTTCACTTCAGGGCCAAGACACGGACACCGTGGTACAATGAAGATGGTAGTCTAATATCGGTGCTGTCGTTTGAAACTTTAGCAGATGATACTGTATGGAAATTTATTTTCAAGGAGAAAGAATAATGGTAAATAAAAATAGAAAAATAGCATTTATAAACCAACTTACAAACATGCAAAAGAAAATGTTGCTATTTCGTAAAGAATTAAGAACTGGTAATCTTGATGAGTGGAACGCAAAAGCACAGATGGTTTTTACTTCAACTCATATGGATGCTGTAAAAGAAAATCTAAGAAGGAGTATGAATGTTGATACAACCAAAACATAAAGTAGGTCGCAACGAATTGTGTCCCTGTGGATCAGGACTAAAATTTAAACGATGTCACGGCGATCCAACAAAACAGGCTATCTGTAATCGAGTAGCTAATGAGAGAATGGTGGAGCTTATCCTACAGGAAAAGCGAAAAAGGGGCATACCTATAGAAGTTGTTTGTCCTGATTGTAATCAAATGACCGGAATGGTTGAGCATTGTGAATTCTGTAATCACACCGGGGTAGTGACTGAGGAACAAGTAATCAAAAGAAATTATGATAATTTAACAAAGGAGAAAGAAAATGGAACTGACTAAAATTCTTTATGTAAAAGTAGAAAAAGACCGAGAACCAGAGGATGATTTTCTTATAGTCTCTGATAATCCTGCTGATCTTTCAGAAGCAGAGACTACTATAGAAGTAGGGGAATACGAATTAGTGCGTAAAGTTAATCTTGTAAATCAAACAATTATAGAGGAGAAAAATTAATGTATCTTTATAAATGTGATATTTGTGGTTATGTACAAAACGCCGAGGGACAAAAAGAAAGATTTTATCATGTTTCTGAAATAACTCAAGGTGATAGACTATTGTATCAAGATAGAGTAATAGTTGATATTGATTTTTGTTCCAAATGTTTCAAAAGATTTCAAAATTCAAAAGAAAAAGGAGATTAAATCATGTTGATTGATAGAACATCTACTTTTAGAGGTAGAATTGTAGATCATGGTGTGAGTTTGTCCACAAACGGATTCCCGCAATGGGTAGCTCAGTTAATTGCATCAGAGATTTACGATGAAGAAAAACAAGTTTGGGTAGACTGGTCAGAATATGATGTGAATGAAATTACATCATACCAAGTCCTCTTTGGAAGTAACAAAAAAGAAACACTTGCTGTTGCACAGATTAAAAAGATTACTGGTTGGGAAGGTAATTCGTTCCAGGCACTTACTAACATGGACCTTACTGAAGTTGGAATTCAGTTCCGGGTAGAAGAAAATACTTATGAGGGTAAAACCTCACTTCAGGTTGCCTGGGTTGATGAATATGATGCTGTACCTGGTCGGAGAGTAGCTAAGCTGGATGCAGAGGATCTCAAGAAATTGGATGCACAATATGCACAATTATTAAAGCAAACTGGTAAGAAGGCTGCACCGGCAAAAGCACCAGTAAATAGACCGCCATCTGGAGTAGCTACACAAACAGCAACACAAGCACAGGCCGACAAAGATCAGATACAATATGAACAGGCTGCTGTTAAAAAATCAGCCAAGCCCACGAGTCCGCCTAAAGTAACCGCTAAGGGTATTAAACCTACTCAGAAGAAAGGATCAGTGAAAAAAACAGGTAAAGATCCACTTGGACCACCTGCATCTGAAGAAGCTGCACCCGCACCAGCAACAAGACCTGCACCACCAAAACTTACATCAACACCAGATCCAGATTTCCCAACAGGTCACTGTACTAAAGATGAAGCCTGGAACACTGTTTATGATCTAAAGGCCAAGAATGTTGGCGATGAGGATATTTCAAAAATCTGGAGTGAAGCTGTACGTGAAGTAGCTCCAGGTGGACAAGATGCTGGTATCACAGATGAGCAATGGTTTTTGATTAAGGAAATAGTAGCAGAAAAAACAGCGATGTTTTAATTAAATTGCTGGTAGCAGCTTAATAAAAATAACTGGGCCGGTATCAAGCATCACAGGGAGCGACTGTGGGATACGTAGGGGTCGATGCCTGCCCGCCAGCAATTTTTGGAGATTGTATGAAAACACAAAAAGAGATAGAAATACAAATTACACAATTAAAAGAAATCCAAGAAAAAGTTCGTCCGGCCAGTTTTTTTGGTGATAGTCACTTAGATGCCATTGATGCCCAAATTAAAGTTCTCGAAGAAGATATGGATAATGATGATATAGAGGACGAATTTGAATCGGGGGAACTTAATGTTCTAACTGCTGCATTAGATACTCGTGAGTGGATAGATGGTGAATCTGAAATAGATAATCTTGCTACTGATTATCCTTTAACGTAAGGTTGTAATATATGGGTTATATAATGCTCATATCATGGATTGCACTTGGAATTGGTCTTATAATGCTGATTGTATGTGCCGCAATGCTTGCACAGGAGTAATATATGGCAAAGCAGAAGGGAATCGCCGAGCTATTCAACATATATTCGTCTAATATATTAAGCGATGCAATATTGTTACCCCTGGCTGAGAAGTTAGGGGTAACAATAGCATCCATGAAAAAGCTCGGCATAGGAATCAATCCTGTCACCGGGACTTACGTGTTCCCGGAACGGGATGATCAAGGAAACGTGATCGGGATTACACAGCGTCTCCTTGATGGCAAAAAGTTTATGGTTGAAGGATCTAAACGGGGGTTAGTTTATTCTGTTAATCCTAAATTCTCGAAGGGTAAAGTACAATATAAATCAGGAGCACACAATTGGGTGCGTGTCGGAAGCGAATATTCTTGTCCTGTTTGCGGAAAACGAGATGGGTGTTCATTATCTTCTGAGAATCCTGAAGATCCTCAAGCTGTAATCTGCGTTCATATTGAAAAAGGCTCAGTTAAATCCGAGGAACTTGGTTATCTTCACATCCTTAAACCAGAAGGAGATCTTAGAGGAAATTCAGAGCCGCTTTTATTACCCTCACAAGATCCCGTAATTGTAGTTGAAGGTTACTCGGATGCTGCGGCAGCTATGGACCTGGAGTTCGTAGCAATTGGTAGACCTTCTGCGGAGGGTGGTAGGAATCTTTTACCTGTACTTCTTCGGGGTAAAGATGTAATTATTGTAGGTGACAACGATGCCGGAGCAGGACAACAGGGTATGGATGCTACATTCCTTACACTAAAGAATATATGTAGATCCGTTGTTAAAGTTCTGCCACCGGCACAGTTCAAGGATTTACGAGAATGGAAAAACAACAGTCATCTTGATAAACGAACTCTTTTAGGCTGGAGTAAAGAACATGGCGAAATTACTGAAGATCCTAATATTCTAAAAGATGACACACCATCAACAATAGCAAAAGCATGGTTAGATCAGGAAAGGACACAAGATGAACTCCCAACAATTCGATGTTATCGAAGTCAATGGATTCAATATGAAAACGGATACTATTCAAACTGCGATAAAGAAGAATTTAGAGGTAGTGTTTACAGTTTCCTTGAAGGTAAAGTATATCCTAAAACGGACACTAAAGGGGGAGTTGTGCTGGTTCCATATCGAGCTACCAGAGCCAAAGTTTCTGATATTATAGATGCCCTTAGTCAGTGGTGTCCCCTGGTGGATGATCCTCCGATGTGGTTGCGGAATATTGGTAGACCTGATCCATCTAACTTAATAGCTTTCCAGAACGGTTTGCTGGATGTACGAAAATATGTAGAGGATAATGAAATCTGTATGTATGATCCTACACCGGCACTTTTTAGTTTTAATGTGCTTCCATATAAATTTGACGAGAACGCCTGGTCGAATTTATGGGAACAATTTTATAAGGATATTTTCAATGACAACGAAAAACAAATCGAATTATTGGCTCAATGGTTTGGATACAACTGTGTGCCGGACATGTCGTATGAAAAACTCATGCTCTGTACTGGCAGACCTCGATCAGGAAAAGGGACTGTCCTTAATACACTCGCTGCAATACTTGGACATAAGCAATGCGTGTCCACTTCTTTCCAGACCCTCTGTACGGAGTTTGGATATCAACCCCTTATGGGAAAATTGGCAGTTCTTCTTAGTGATGCTAAAGTGCCGAGGGAACGGGAAGCTAAAGCTGCTTTGGAAAAAATTCTTCAGATCGTAGGCCGGGATCCTATCGGAGTAAGGCGTATGTATCTACCTTTTCTGCCTCAGATATATCCGAAATGCAGATTTACAATTGCTATGAATGATCTACCAAATATCCCGGATCAGGCCAATGC